TCGCGTCTGACGCCGCGGTGTTCCCGCCGCCGCCGAAACTGCACATCAGCCGACTCCCCTTGCGTAGACACGGAACGCTTCGCCGTTGCGGCCGTAGCCTTGATGGGTGGCTTCGTGCACGAAGCCCAGCGCCTCCAGCCAACGGTGGGCCCGGTCGTGGCCCTCGATCGAGTAGCAGTGCGCGCGGTGCGCGCCGGCACGAATGAGTCCAGGTATCATATCGCGAATCACCCACCGTGTCAGCGGCAACCCGATGTCGGCGAACCTATCGGTTGCGAACATCCATGCCTGCCACACGCCGGGCCACATCTCAGTCGCCCCGATGCAGGCGATGGGTTCGCCCTCGCCGGCGACGTACGCGCACGGTGCGAGTGCCGCCGCGTCCTCGACCAGCCGCGCGCGGTCGTTGTCGTGGCGGGTGGCGAAAATCTCGCGCGCATCCGCCGCGCGCATGTTCGCCGCGACGTAGTGAGCGGCGCGCAGCGTGATCGGGCGGATTATCACGCGGCGCGCTCGTAGTGCGCCGCGACCGCGCCAAGCCGGGCCGCGGTCGCGCCGGTGCTGACAAAGCGGAGTTTCGCCACAGGCCCCTCCCCGAGCATCGGCGTATCGAGCTGGTGGAATGTGGCGCCGGACAGTGTGGCGATCAGATCCTCGACATCGGGCGCGGAAGGCTGCAGCGCAACGTAGGCGTCCCACGCACCCTCTGCCGCCACGTCGATCCCGCCCCACCGCTTCCACGTGGCAATCTGGCGCCCGTCCAGGAACGCCAGTTCGGCGACCGCTTCGGTAGCGTCGTAGGTGTCGCCGTCGTCTCCCCCGTAGAGAAACACCGTATCCCCGACGCGCTGATACACGGATCGGTCCACCGCCACGGTCGCCACGGCGACGCCGGGCAGGGTGTAGGTGGACCACGCGCTGATCTTGCTGGCGGGGAAATAGCTGAACACGTAGGCCGTGCCGCCGAGCATCAGCCAGTAGCGCCCGTCCGCCGGCTCGATGATGGCGTGCGCCTGTTCCAGATCGTCGGCGCTGGCGGTGCGCAGCCACTCGCCTACCAGATCATCTACCGGCGTCCCGACATCGGCCGCCGAGGGGCTATCCGTGATGTCGCGAGCGCGCAGCGATCGAATGCCGGAATCGCCCAGGAAGAACACGTCGGTACCCGCATAGGCCGTGCACGTGCGGGGGCTGACGCAGCCGGTGTTGCGAAGCGTCTGCGCCTTGGCGGACGCTGCCGGGTCGGCGGAGAACGCCCAAATCTGCGTGGTGCGCCGCGAAAAAATAGCCATGCCGCTCTGGTATTCCGCGAGCCCGGTCAGCGCCTCGGAACCCTGCGCCTGGCTGCTCATGTCGAAGAACGCGGCGCCGGTGGTAGAGATGTTCCAGTTCGTCGGCGTGTCGGTGCCGCTGCGGTACAGCGTCGAGCCGCTGGCGACGTACACGTTGGCGTTGAACGGCAAGACGATCCAGCCGTGTTCAGCGGGGATCTGGCCGGTCCAAGCGTTTATCTGGACGCCGTCGTAGAAGTGCCGCACTGCGTTGTTACTGCACCGCGCGGTGACGTAGAGGCTCCCCGCGAACGTCTTGGCGTCCAGGATGCGGGTAACGCTGGAGCCATCCGAAGGCACGAGGCGCTGATACACCACCGGGGCCGGCATGGACGGAGCGACGGGCGTGCCGAAAGCGTAGAGCACGCCCCCCACTGCCGCGAGCCCCACCGTATTCGGCGGCAGGTTGCGCCAGGCGGTGAACGCCTTGCGTTTCTCGACTTCGCCGCCACGATTGATGTGCGCGTCGCGCAGCGTGCGCAGCGTGCCCGGCGCGGCGGTCGTCGCCATGCGGTTGCGGTTCAGCCCGCCTTTGAAGTCTGTGACGACGAAGTAGGGCACGGTTAACTCCGCGAAACGCGGGGCGGTGTCGGCCAGCGGCCGGAGCGATCGCTCCCCTCGCCCAAGTTGAACGCGCGCGCCCCACTCATCTCGCCGCCCATCCTCAGGCGGTCGTATAGGCGCTTTGCGCGCGCCGCGAGACGCTGCGCCTCACCTTCGGTCTTGGCGAGTTCGGCGGCTGTCGAGAGCACGATCAGATCGCGGTCAAGCGTCGAGAAATCGCCCGGCTCCACGAAAACGCCGAGCGCCTTGATGCCCGTGAAGCGGAGCACCTGGCCGGCGTTGGTGGCGGGCAGGGGCCACACTTCGATCTGCCCGTTCGGCCGCGCTTCCCACCTCATCGCGGGATCGGTGCGCTCGTCCTGCGCGGGGTCGTAGGCGCTCCACTGTGCGATGAAGATGCCGCGGGCCAGCGGATGCCAGTCGCCCGCCCACGATACGACCGCTTCCTCGACGCGCTCCAGATCGAGCCCTACCGGCAGATCGTAATACCGCTGCCCGGCCGCGAGCGACACGTCGAAATGCTCCCGCAAATGCGGCCACGCGAAATCCTGCCACAGCATGCGCTGCACGCGCTGCAGCTTCACCTTGTGCGCCGGCTCAACCTGGGTTGCCTGCGCCGGATTGAGCGACAACCCCAGCTCGGCCCGCAGGTCCACCAACATCTCCCCGAGCGTGGCGAGGTTGGGCATGTCAGGTCAGCGCGTCGGTGGTCTTGGCCTGGCGCGCGGCAACTCGGGCGGCGATAGCGCGGGCAGCGTCGGAAGGCGCCGCGGGCGCGTCCCCGTCCTCGTCCTCGTCCTCGTCCTCGGCGCTTTCGGGCGCCTGTGTCTCGCGGCCGTCATCGTTCAGCCCGCAGTCAGCGAGCGTCAGCGGCATGCGGGGCACCGCGCCCGGGAACAGGGCGGCGAAAACCAAGGCGCCATAGATGCGGCGCAGGCGCTCGCGCTCGACGACCTGCTGCACCTTGCCCTCGCGGGTCTTGACGACGCCGGTGATGGACTCGACGCCGTGGAGGTGGCGCAGCACCACGATCTCGGCAGGCGTCACCTCGGCCTTGTGGATCCGCATGTCGCGGCTGCCGGCGTGGTTCACATCGCAACGGTAGAATTGCATGGGTTTCTCCTTCGGGATGGAAGCGGGGCGGCGCTACGGCCGCCCCGTCCGGTTCAGCCTCAGCCCGCGAATTGCGGATTGCCGCGGTCGCTCGGGTCGTCCACCGCGACCAGCAGCGCGAAGGCGATGGTCCCGTTCGGCGTGGCGTTCGGCGTGTAGGTGCCGCGCACGCTGGCAGTGGTCGCCGTGCTCTTGGTGCCCTGGGCCAGCGCCGCAACGGTGGTGCCGGCAACGGCCGCGGCGTTGTCCTGGTACTGCACCAGGATGTTCGCCGCGTTCAGCAGGCGCAGCGGCAGGCCGAGCACGTTACCCGTGCCCACCGTGGCGCTGGTCGTGTTCGCGGAGACGGCGACGCGCGTGACCGTCTTGAACGCCTTCACCCCGGTCATGGACGTGCCCGAGCCCGATGACTCCACCATGGCGGCGCCGTATTCGTCGGTGCCGGTGACGGTCATGACCGCGGTGCCGGTCCAGGCCGCGACGATGTTGCGCGGCACGTCGAGGCTGACGAGCCCCGATGCGTGCAGCGCGCCGGTGAAGACAGTGACCGGCGCCGCCGAAGTGATCGCTACCGTGGTGATGAGGCCGTCCGAGTCGTTGGCGATCGGCGCTCCCAGGTCGATCGTCACCAGGCTCGCCACCGTAACGCGCTGGGGATACGCGATGTCGCCCGCGGTTTCCCGGTAGCTGGCCGGACCGGAGGTGTCGAACTGGAAGAACACCGTGGTTCCGGCCGGCAGGGTCGTAGCGCCCTGGTAGGTGACGGTCGCGGAGGTGGCGCCGGTGGACACCGTGAAGTTGGTCGGCGCCACGTAGGTATTCTGCAGCGCGACCATCTTGTGCGCCACGCCGCGGACGTAATCGCCGCGCGTGGTGCCGGTGGGGTAGCCCACGGTGAAGGTGCCGCCCGTGGCAACCGCCGAAGCCAGGACGAGGGTGACAGTGCGATACGCCATCTGTGTGGTTCCTTTCTCGTCTGGTTCAGGTGAAGTCGTAGACGCCGTGGCAGTTCAGGCAATCCGCGACGACGGTCCCGGTCCAGGTGACCGCCTCGTACATGGTGTAGCGGTTCTCCGGCCGGGCCGGGGCGAACCGCTTCATGTCCTCGCCTTCCATGCACATCGGATAAATGTGGCGGCTGTCCAGGATGTACATGCGGCTGTCCAGGCCCTCGCCGTCCAGGGTCGGATCGTACTGCACCTTGCCGACGCCGCGGATCATCAGGTCGCCCATGGACAGCTCAATGTCCTTGGCCCAGCCCGTATCGGTGTAGGCACCCTTGGCCTGCACCTCGTCTTCCAGCTTTTCGAGCGCCAGCGAACCGGCCAGCGCGATATTCGGCATGCCGCCGAATCGGCGAAGCTGGCGCACCTCACGCTGCAGCGTACGAATGCCCGTCAGGTTGGTCGTCGAGGTGGCGATGGCGCCGCCCGAGGCTACCGTGCGGGCACGGTTGCGCCACCAGGTGTTGGTCGCGGAGTCGATGCCGCCGATGATGCCGACGGTGGGGTTGTCGCGCACCATGGCCCGCAGGCCGGGGAAGACCTTCGCCGACTGCGTGCCATCGCGATAGAACAGCAGGTTCAGGCTGCGCTCGCGCCGCGCGGTGAACCTTGCCATCTTCTCGTCGAGCAGGTTGGTCAGGATGACCGCTGCCGAGCCGACCTTGCCGCTGGTGGACCGACCCGCGCCTTCCTCCGTCACGGTGACTCCGGCGTGCTTCAGCTCGGTGTAGGTGATGCTGATGCCGTCGTGCAGTTCGTACCACGGGTAGGCCCACCGCTTCAGCCCGGTCGGGTTGTCGTAGTCCACCTCGTCATCGCCGGAGTAGCCGGTGAAGCCGTTGTCATCGTCCGTGGCGACGGGGCCGGTGATCAGGCCCTTGCCGCCCGGAAACTTCTTCTGGTTGGCGCGCATCGCCTTGTAGAAGGGGCGCTTCTCGTCATTCTGCACCTTCGCCTTGCCGCGAATGTGGAAGTCGAGCAAGCCGGCAGTAATGTCCTGCAGTTCGGCGGCGGTGAAATCAGCGAGTGCCATTGTTGGCTGTGTCTTTCAGGAGGGGTTGCGAGTCAGCCCCGCTCCCGCCGCCGCGCCAATGCCGCGTACACCACCTC